CTCCGGAACCAGGTGCGAGGGTTCGAATCCCTCTAGGCGCTCCATTTATTTTTATCTGTATTTATCGAATATTTCCACACATATACTCGTTAATAAACATCAAAAAGCAAAGAGTGTGGAGCAGTTTGTGGAGCACTTTACAAAAAAGTTAAAGTACACACTCCCCAAAAAGATTAAAGAGCGATATCATTACCGCTCTTTTTTCATTACCGCTCTTTTTGAATTACGCTTTATCTACGTCATTTTTTCTCACGACGTCCATGTCGAGCGTGACTGTTCCGATTAGATCTTTCGTCACGCAAAACTGATGTTTTGATCTCATATAACCCTTAAATTCTGCATCGTACCAGATGATCTCTATTGTATCGTTAGAGATCCTTTTTATAGATTTTACATTTTCTTTATTCCGGACAAAGCAATCGATATAGTCATTGATATTCTTGAAACGTCCATTATTTTCTTCGATGTCCCAGTCTGTACCTTCTCCTGTCACCGTAATCGCCCCTGTATCCAACTCTTCTACATGGACATGAATCCTGTCTGAAGTTTTATATATGTTAATTCTGACCAATCCGTATGTTTCTATTTCTTTCAAATCGTTTAGATCGTTACCGCTGCCGATAAGAACAGTTTCACCGATCATTGATTTTTTTACCCGGGAATTGGCAGGTGGTTCGGTGCTTACATAAACATTGAACCTTGTTCTAAATCTATCATCGACAAGCTCTACTCTTTCATTCAGTCCAGGTTTCAATGCGGTAGCGACGGCGATCACTCCGTTCGGGCTCCCCTCGATATTGAACAAAATTCCTTTCTTAACATCTTTCATTCCATACAGTTTAAACATGGCTTTATTCCTCCTTGATTCATTTAAAACTTTTTTAATTTTCAATAATTCTTCATCCGTCATCTTGACGGACCGCACCCGGGCGCCCGGAGGCAGTGTTCTTTTTGCCCCTGCGCCCTTACGGCGCCCGCCCCAGCCCGTTTTATTTTCTTTCATCCTCATTCTCCTTTCTGCTCTCAATATATTCTTCAAGCAGATACTTATACTGTCTTATGCTGTCTTCAAGATCGGTATTTCCACACTGTTCTTTCATATCTTCAATGGCGTCTTGATCATCAATTTCTTCTTCCATTTCATCACAGCGTTCTTGCATCGCAATGAGGTTTTTCCACCAGTTATATTCCTCTTCTTTCATTTCATATGCGTCGACATTATCGTTATACGCCGGCATTATACCGAAGCCAATCAAGTCTTCGGTATAATCGAGTCCGTTTTTCCGATAGTTGAGATCCCTGATTTCGTTATTTCTATCTGTAATTGCAATTTTCATTTTTTATGCCTCCTTTTTGGTATAGACGGTTTCGTACCAGTTCTTTACAATTTCGCGGATAGTATCATCTCTGATATCAATCCAATATGAAGCATTTGTCTGGCTAACAAACCAATCGTACCATTCTTTGGCGAAAGGTGCTTTGCTGTTTCTTTCTAAGGCCTCTTTTGCTTTCGGCAGGAATCCGTTTCTGATTTTTGCCGCCCAAGCGATCTGCTTTTCGGATCCTTCCAATTCCGGAAGTCCTGCTTCTTCTGCTTTTTTTATTTCTTTTGCGGCTTGTTCTTTTTTACATTCTTCGCAGAGCCCGTATCTTTCAAGCCATTCAATTTTTCTTTCTCGGTCTGCGCATTTACCAAATAACTGGATTGTTTCTGTGTGTCCGCAACTCATTTTTACTTCGTACTTCATTTTGTTTTCCTCCTTAGTGGTTTTAAATAATCTGTAGGGGTTCTTCCCTTTCTTGATTATATATTACTATATCATCTTTGATTAGTCAATACATTTTCAAGATGTTTTGTTATAATTATTTTTTATATCATGCAACAGAAAAAGAGCAAGGATTTCTCCCTGCTCCTTTTCCTTTTTCAGATTATTTAAACCCACAGAGGTTTCCCCCTGACGACTAAATCATAGCATAATAAAGTAATTTATGCAATAAAAAAAAGAGGGCGGTTTCCCGCCCCGTTAATTACTTAATCTGTCTACCAGCCAGCCTGTTGCCACTGTTCCTGCGATGTATGACCAGAGGTTTCTTTGCCGTTTCACAAGCTTCACGTCATGCGTCAGGTCATCGATTTTCTTCGTCAACTCGTCTAAAGATATCTGCAGCTTCATCAAGTTCTCTTCTGCTGTCTTTAATGATATCTCTGCACTCTGCAATTGTTCTTGAGTTCTCATCAATTCTTTTCTGCACTCTGTCAGCTGATTCCGCAGCGCTGTCAACTCTTGAGATGCTTCGGTCGAGTTGCTCTCCAGCTGATTTAATTTGCTCTCCAGCAGATCTAACCGCATCTGCTGATTGCTTGCTGTACTCTTGAGCTTCTCGTACTGTGTCCTTTGCATTGTTACCGTTTCGGTTGCCACCGGTGCCTGTGCATATGAGATAGACAAGCACGGCGCAGACAGCAAAGACAGCGCAAGCAATAGTGATAATCTTTTTCTTCTCATACATTTTACACCTCGTTCTCTAAATACCACTGCGCTTTTCCGCGGAGAATATCTCCGCCGGTCCCGATTTCGTCCTGATCACAGAGCTGCTCTAAATCCCAGCGACAGTCAGGCTCTCCGCTGTACAGTCCGTAGCCGTCGTCATTAGCCGCTTCACCGTGTGTCATGAAATGCTCTCTATCAATTGGATTATCGAAAACATCTGCAATAACCGCAAACATCTTCGCCAGCGTTTCAATCTGTGCCTCCGTAGGCGGGTATTCTCCCAAGTCATCTGGACGGGCGTTATAGCAGCAGCACAGAGCAATTGCGATACTGCCTGTATTCCTGTGCCAAGTTGCCCGCGGTACTTCGTCGAGCGGTCTTGTGTAGATGATTTCACCGTCTCCGTCAACATTAAAATGATAGTCGTTAAACGTTGTGAAGTACCGTCCGGCCGACCAGTGTCCGTATGTAGTAGCCGGCCACGGGAATTGATAAAAATAGCTTCTTTTGTCAATGAGCTCTTGTTTAAATTCGGCTATTGTCATAAATACCTCCATCTAAAAAACCGCCATTAGCGGTTATTTCTTGAGTTTTGCAAAAATATTGTTGTCAAGCAGCGTTATCAACTTGTCGATGTGCTGATTTCCTGCGTCTCTCAAATTCTCACAAATCGACAATATCTCGTTGTAGCAGATATAGCCGAACATGAATTTGAGTACCGGCCATGACAACGGTATTTCTATTGCCGATAAAACCGTGTCAATCTGCGAAGCTGTAAGAATGAGAATTGTGAAGAGAATAAATTTTGTCAGAAACCCCCACAGCATGATTTTCGATTTTAGCCTTTTGGCGCTGAACGCAAGAATAATACCGTATAGCTTTTCTCTCGTTGTTAAGTAATCGGGATCCATGCCTTTATCTACAAGATATTGATAACCGATAGCCAGCCAGCGTGTAGAAATGTCAATGATAATCAGCCAAAAATAAGCGTTGAGCACAACCCCGTATGCACTGTTAATAAATGACAAGATGTACATCAGCACAACGCTTACGACTGTCTTTGATTCCCATTTGTCTAAGAGATTGAGAGAAGTTCGGCAGAAGTATTCGGCAAAGTCTATCAAGTCTAAGACAAAAACGCATGTAACAAATCCGCCCCACAGATACGGTGGTTTGCCGTACTTTTTTATTTTTCTTTTGAGATTTTGAAAGAATGTCATTTTCGGTCTCCTGCTATGTTGTTAAATCCGCTTCCGTTTCATGCTCGTTTATCTCACTCGACCATCTGATTGTAATACTATCTGTCATTAAAAACTGTGTTCCATAAACTTTATCGCTTTCACTTTCTATAAACCACCCGTAATCCCACGGATGCATATGAAAAAACTCAATACTAAGAGTTGATCCGGGCGTTACTTTGACATATTTCATTTCGGGTTTCATTTCGGAACCGGCTGTTATTTCAATGACTGTAACTCTTTCCGGTACAATAAATTCTGAATTTCCTTTAACTTCAACGCTGCCTGCAAGCGCTTCTGCTGCAATTTCCTTCTGCACATAATATTTTTTACCGTCAACGCCGCTAAATGTGTACATGTGCGTGTCAACAACATCTCCGACTTTTGCGTAATGCGGCACACCGTCAATGTTAATTTTTAAGTAATTGTCTCCGACTTTAGATTTATCCGTCGTTAATTCTGCAAGTTCTTCTTCCCCGTTTGGCCTGATAATTTTAAATTTATCCATCATTCCACTCCTATCTTTGCGCCATTCGGCAATTTAATCATATTTCCATCAAAAATTTCTGTCTTCTTCACATACTGCGATAGATCTGCGGCAGGTCCCGGCGGACCCTGTATCCCCGTATTTCCTTTTTCCCCTTTCTCGCCTTTCGGAATTGAAAAATTAAACACTGCTGCGTTGGCCGTTCCGGTATTTGTGATCTTAGCATTTGTGCCTGGTGCCACTGTTGTTACCGTTCCGATTTTGATTGTTGCAGCGACTCCGTCTTTTCCGTCTGTTCCTTTCGGCCCGGGATCTCCTTTGGGGCCTTGAATACCCTGTCCGCCGCCGGAAACCGGAATGACAAAATCAAATACAGCATTTGTACTATTGCCGGAATTTGTCACCGAAGCGGAGGTACCTGTCGTCACTTCTCCGACTTTTATCGTTGCCGCTGCCCCGTCTTGTCCGTTCTTCCCGTCGGCACCCTTAGGACCCGGGTCACCCTTTGGTCCGGGGTCGCCCTTAGGACCTGGGTCACCTTTCGGACCTGCTCCGCTACCGCCGCTGCCCCCGTTTTCATATAGATACTCAAGGTCGTTCGCAATGTAGTCTAAAATGCCGTCATTCCCCTTCGTGCAAAACGGCGTGTTTTTCCCGAACGCCCCGTTCTGTATGATGTTGTCGTTTTCGTCACGAATTTCCGGATGTTGAAAAGCTTGTGGTTTCATTCGGATACCTCGACTTTTCTAATTTCAAGCGTGACCGTGTCTCCGTAGTTCAGTTCGTCGGTTTCTTCTTGCGACGTTGTCTGTATCGTCAGCATTTCGCCTGTTTCCGGATTATGAAAGCTGAATGTCGTTAAAACTCCGTCGTTCTGCGGATATGACACTTTGCCGTTGACATTGTAGTTTCTTTTCATGATTTCTCTCCTTTTTAATAACCTGTGACATTTGCGAATAAAATGCATGTAGCTCTTAAAACACCGCCCGGTATGTGTATATCGCCGCCAGGATTGACAATCGCACTATCCGCAAGCCATTGTGATTTAATTCTATTTGAATTGACCCAATTTAGCTTTAGCGAGCTATGAACTACTGCTTGTGGTGTGCTTCTTTGAAATTCGTGCATCGAAAACATAATTGCCGCCACTTTACCGCACGGAAAGGAAGTCTCCGGCATGACCGCGGCAAGCCCTGCTGAATCATTACTTGATATTTCGGATTTGATATGACTACCTACAACTCTCAAGTACGGCGTTTTACTATTAAATACTAATTTCTTCGTATCGGGGTCCCATATAAACAGTCCTGCTCCTAATGTATTCGGATCGGACTCTTGCGTGAAAATATATAAAGTAATCGATTCATGTACCTGTGTCTGTATCATCGACACCGATACGGGAGCGTGTACTCGCAACGTCATTTTCCCGCCGTTTGCTTCGGCGGTAACGTAGTATTGAGGGTTACTACAATAGATCGCCGGAATGTACTGCATATTAAAAGCAATTTCGTATTCGAACCATTTCCAATTACTACCGCCCTCGGCTATTTGTGACGGCGCGGGCAGTTTATCTACTCTTAATAACCTTAAGTTTTTATACTTATTGTTAATAATAAGGTGCCTGTCAGCATTGTAAATTTCTAAAAAATTAATAAGTGCCATAGTAGATCCTCTGCTTTCTGTTTCCGTCGAAGTCACCGCGGTATACCCATCTAATTTGATTGCCCGATGTCGTAATTTGCAGCGGTGTTGTATATTCCGTAGTTTCCGGAACGAAAAACACAAATAGCCGGTCGTTACCTCGAATATCGATAGTTCGGCTTCCTGTCGGTGTGTCGGCTGTAAAACTGCCGAGAATGCGGGTCAGTGAATCTGTGATATCAAGTATCAATCCTTTTTGCGGATGATAAATTTTTAATCCAATAGCCATCAGATGTTCACCCCTAACGCTATAACACGGAAATTGTTCTCATCAAAAATTTCAATCAGGTTGTCCTGAATTACCGTACGTGCTCCACTTGTCGCTGTCTCCAGCCTACCGATTCTTGCTGTTATTGCGGATAACGATGTAACTGCCAACTTATCCGCCGTTACGGCTTTTGCCGCAAGCATTCTTGATACAATAACGTTATTGTCAAAAACGGTCTGTCCGGTAACATGTAAATACTTTCCATTTATCGTCGTTGTCGTCGGTGACAAGTTGATCTGATTAATGACATCGCCTTTTTGCACCCTCAAATTGATGGCGTCTGTCATCTGTGCAATGGCGCTGTAATTTGCTTTTGCAAGCATAAGATTGCCGAGGTTTGAGACGATCGTTGTAACATCTTGTTTTGCGATTGCGCCGTCGTTGAGCTTTTGCTTAACTAACGCGTCTACTTTCGCAATGCTGACCGCCTCGTCTTCAAGCATATCCTTTGAGATAGATACTTTGACAACGACACGGCTTGCTTCGGATTTCTCGCCTTCGCCGAAGAAGTCATAATAAGCAATGGATACGTCATAGATACCCGCGCCGCAAGTGTGACTGTAGCTGTTGTTTTCGGTCTTGATTGTCTTCTGCCCGTCCGTACCGTTGATGTAAATGTTCATGCCTGCGCAGTCTTTGGGGATCGCTTCTGCCGTCAGCCCGAAACCACCGATTGTACTTGTAAGCACAGGCGGATTGGGCTTTTTCGGTATCGGCTTGTTATACTGCAAGATAGCCGGTGTCGAGTATTTGCCGATTGCGGACTTAGCATATAGATATAACTTTCCGCTGCGTTCAGTTAGCGGTAATATAGCGGACAGGTTGTTTGTCCGTGCTAACAGTCCTGCTGTTTCAGCGCCGGCATTGTCATCCGTCCGGATTTCGTAAAATGCAACGTCGGTATTCGTGACTTCTTTCCAGCTGGCAGTACAGACAGACCCGAAGTCTATTCCGAATCCGTCGGGTGTGTTCGGGATTTCCGTTTTAAGTGCAACAAGAATTTTAAGCTGCGGAGATGTATCCGGGCTTGTCGTTTCGCCCCATTCGTCTTTTGTGCATACGGCGATTAAGTAGGTATCGCCAACGATGGCCTGCGGAATGACGACCTGATCTTTTCCGCTGCCGCCAAACGTCCATTCACCATCAAATCCGAGTTCAGAGCCTTTCGTGCCCTCTTTGATGACTAAGTCTTTTGCCTGCGCGTTGCTGGTCTTATACCAGACGTCACCTTGTAAATAAGACTGCAGTTCCGGCGGCGTCCAGCTTACGACGATGTCATAGCGAGAGACGCCATCCGCAAGCTGCCTGTAACGGTTATATGCCGTGATGTTCGTAACAGGCGGGATGTAGTACGGAGCCAACGTGTACTCATAAGCTCTAACTTCTGACAGATCTTGATTGCCCGCTCCGAAGATGTTGTACGAACAGAATTTTAGGTAGATCTTCTTGCCGATGTCTTCTTTCGTGAAATCTAAGTGCAGCACGCCGTTATCCAGACGGACAAAATCCGCGCCTGCGCTGTGCGCAATGGGGGTCGTGTTATACTGGCCGCGAATGCAGCCGGACAGTTTATAATTCCCATCATTCTGCAGTGTTGCTGTCACATAAGATAAGCATTCACCGCCAATCCAGCACAGCGTGTTCTTTCGTTCTGCGTCTTGCTGTGTGCCGCTAAGCAGCTGATCATTGCATGAGACGATAACGTCTGTGCTGTCTTTTGTGATGTTACTGATAAGTTTCCCACATCGCGCGCTATTCGCAATTTGCCCAGCGGTACGGTAGTTCGTGTTATCGTCAGATACATAGACTGTACATCCGCCCCAACCGTTCGCTTTGCCTTTTGCCGCAATCCACAGCTCCAGACCATCCGATGTAAGGTCCGCAGGCGGCTGGAAAATAACCGGGACGGTGTCCGGTGCAGGTTTGTTGTAGTCGATGTACGGACGGTCGTTTGCATGCACGTTATATTTTGCCGCAGGATAGTCTCCCGGCGCTCTTGATATCGCGGTTACCGTCAAGCAACCGTCGGCGCCTTCTGTGATGCTGTTAATGACTGCGACCTGTTCAAAGATACCCGAATTTTCATCGGTCAATCTTACCAAGTCGCCGACTTCTAAGCGGCACAGGCTCCAGTCGAGCTTAAATGTGTACTGCGTTCTTTCGTATTTATTGTTTCTTGCCAACTGTTCAGCGATTTTTACCGCCCGCTCTTTTGTGTAGATATAGTGCGCATTGGTCACACTGGCAGCTCTTACGCCATAGTTCTTGATGTCTTCCGTAAATTCATAGCTGACTGATTCTTTTTCGTAACCGTTCGCGCGATTAATGAACTCTACCGGAAACTGATTATATATCGCAGAGCTGTCTTTTCTCTTATACGTTACAAGAGCCCCGCCGGTCTGCGGCAGGAAATCATCCGCCGTCAGGTCTGTGATACCTGTTTTGTCCGGTGTCCAGCTACCAACCGGTCTATCCGCCAGCGGTACGATTTTTAGCTTGTCATTTGACCAGAACACATAAGCATTCGTCAGTTTTGCGATTTCATTTACGACTTCCCGGGCAGCTTTCGCGTCTTCATCGGGTGGAGAGGAAATTAAAAGGTCGGCTTCTTTACAGTATTTCCGATAATTATCCAGCCCGATAATCTGCATATCTTTTTTGCCGATTTTATCAAGTACGTATCGGATGTAGTCGGCGGGATTAACATCAATGCCATCGCCGGTCTCTAATAGCCTGCCTTTCACTTCAAAGTTATATGACGGCATAGATCCGGAATCCCCCAGATCAATAACGCCCGCCATGTATGCAAGCCCTGGATACGGCAAGGCTTTTTCCGGGTGCTTTCCCTGCGTGTACGCCCACGGCTGCTGATTTTCTTTCCCGTCAAACAGTGTCAACTGGATGTCATCCGCCGGATAATTGTGTACATTTTTACCGATCCATACTTTTCCGATTCCCGCAATTGGCCCTTCGCAAAGTCCTAAAATTACGGCTACCGTGTAGGTATAGGTTATGCTGACCTGCTTAGATCTGCCGCCTTTCCCCGCTTTGTGCGTTTCTCGGTGTTCGTGGGCTGTGAAATCGTCATAATAGATTACGTTTCCCGCTGTGCGCACTGTACCGATGATTTCCGGTACGACGGCTCCGTATTCCGCGGTATTGACTGTAAATTCACTTATTTTATTTGCCCGTGTCGTTGTCGTGCGTCCACGAAAAAAGCTCAAACTTTTACACCTCGTTTCTAAAAATAAAACTTCCCCCTTGACGATTATACGCATAATGCGTATAATATAAGCAGAAGGAGATGAGATTATGACATTCCGGGAACTTGAAAAGCTACTGAAGAAAGATGGATGGAAGTTAAAAAGCGTGAAAGGTTCTCACTACCACTACGTTCACCCGACGAAGCCCGGAAAGGTTTCCGTCCCAAATCATAAAGGGGATTTAAAAATCGGCACAGTCGATAACATATTGAAACAGGCGGGGCTGAAATAAGCTCCCTGCCTGCCAATGTTTTGATATAGGAGGATATTATGAATAAATTACTCTATCCCGCTTGCTTTTATCCGGCGAAAGAAGGCGGATATACCGTCGTCGTTCCGGATCTTCCAGGCTGCGTATCCGAAGGGGATACGCTTGCAGAAGCCATCGAAATGGCCGTCGATGCCGCCTCAGGATGGATTTTGGACGAATGGGAAGACGGTAAAACCGTCCCGGCTCCCGGCAACGTAAAAGATACACATCTGGACAGTGCCGACGGCTTCGTAAGCCTGCTCACTCTTGATATGGACGCTTACGCAGAAAAATACGGGAATAAAGCAGTCCGTAAAAATTTAACAATACCCGCTTGGCTGAATACTTTTGCAGAATCTCAGCACATTAATTTTTCAAAAGTCCTGCAAGATTCGCTTCTTGCGCTCTATCAGAAGCAGATTTAACTTCTCACCCTAAAGCCCCCTTACGGGGCTTTTTTCATACTCGAAATCTATAAATCCCGCGCAAGCGGCTCCTGCCCTTCGCGTCAAAAAACATCACATCAGAAAGATCTGTCATGACTACGCCGCGGTCGATGTAGGCATGAATGACGCGCCCCTTGCCGACATAGACCGCCCCGTGAGAAATGCACCGTCCGAATTGATACAGTAAAAAATCTCCGGGCTGCATATCTTCTACCTCGTCGCAATATTTCTGCACATAACTCAAGAACCATTCATCGCTGTGGTGCAGATGCCATTCGTTAGAATATGGATCAATTTGTATACTGTCTTTTTTCAGCAGTCCGGCGTCTTCTATGCAGCCTATCAGGAGCATGCCGCAGTCTACTCCGCGGCCTTTTACTTTAGCGCCGTTGATGTGCGGCGTGCCCAGCCATACTGCGGCTGCTTTTGCTATTTTCTCGCCGTTGGTCATATGAGTACCTCTCTTCGCGGTACGAACGGCGCAATCAGCGTCGCGGCATCGGTTTCTTTACTGTAAATGACGCCGTCTTCATTCGTCGTGTAGCTTCCTTGCGGATAGTACCTGCGGACCGGAAACTCCATATTGAGCCCTTGTGTTTCGGCTTTTACTGATAATTCAATCTTGATACCGCCTGCCGATTTGACTTCTACATTCCCGCCGAACAGGTCAATCACACCCACGACGGACTGATCGCGGAAGAAGCATCTCCGAAGATATAATTTAGCTCTGTCAAGTACTCCGCTGTGCGCCGCCTGCAAGAACGGCAGTCCTTCCAGCTTGTCATTGATATCCGCCTGCACAGTAACGGTCATTGTATCAACTACCACACGATCATGAATCTTGACTTGCTGCCGCTTAATCAACAATGCGTTATGTAAGTATGTGTGCCCGTTAAACAATATATCCACATCTGTATCGGCATAGTAGTACTTATTGCCGTTATCTAAGACAAGATCGTATAGATCGCAAGAAGTAATCTTCTTTTCTGTCTCAAGATAAGTCTCAAGAGCTTTATCCACTGTTTTCATCGGACTACCTCCAACTTAAATGTTTTAGACTTGTTGATGTTAAGATACTGCCGCTCGATATCTATTCCGTCATCTGCAAACATAACTTTCCAGTAATATGTATAGTCCGCTGTAACTTTTGCCGTACTCACTGGTGCAGTTTTGAACTTCACCGTCCCGCCGGTAACTGTGTATGTACTGCTTGCTTGTTTCACGCCGTCAATATATACTGTTACTTTTTCGATGTATTCGACCGGCTCTACATAGTCGCCCATTTTCATGACGGCTTGATAAGTTCCGTTCGTGATCAGCGGCAGCTGTATTCCTTTTTCCTCGTAGTCTTCCGGATCAAGCCATAAAAAAGGGATATGTGCGCCTTTTAACAGCGCTACAAATCCCAACAGCTTTCTATATTGTTCATCGGTCAATATCTGGAATTTCGTTTCTATCGTCCAGTTCGGCAATAGCTGTGTCGTGAGTGTACGTACTTTACCGCTTCCCGATTTTTGTACTTTTGTATTCCAGTCCATTGATTTTATACTTTCCCAGGCTAATCCGTTAAGATCTTCCGGGAATTTCCTAAGTGTCATCAGAACACCCCGCTACTTCCTGCAAAATTCAAATCTTCTTCAAAAAATGCTTTCCGAATTTCGTCTACAGCGCCGTTACGCAAGAAATCAGCAAACGATGCGGCATCAAGAGTATTGATGTCTAAATGTACTGATCTGTTTCCGCCTTTCGTGATTGTTGTTGACTCTATATTCCGGATGTCTGCAGTCTTTACCGCTCCGCCTTTTGCAAAACGCGGCATACGTCCTGAATTGATTGCATTAAGCAGCGGCAATCCTACTTTTCGGACAGCGTCAGCATTGAGAACGTACTCACCATTAGACAACCAAGCAGGAATGCTGTCTGATGTAGCCGTCCCCGGACCGCTGATGGGTCCGCCAGTCGCAAATCCAAACATGCCAAATCCGAATCCTGACTTTGCAGACATAAGCTGCAGTGCTACAGTAGCCGCACCGACTGCTGTAGTAAATGCTGCTAAAGCACCTGTAGCAGTAACGGTTGCCCCGACTTCTGTCGGCTTTGTGCCTGTGTTAATGGCGTTTTGGATGACGTTATATGCGCCCATGACCATTCCGCCTTTCTGTGTGCTGCCGGAGAAAAGTCCCAGTGCTACATTAGACGCGCTTAGGTTGTTTTTGAACGCATCAAACATCGTATTCATACCATTGTCAGATGTTCCGCCGTTACTGTTGTTATTATTTCCGCCGCCGAGCAGGCTGCCGCCGAATAGAGATTCTGTCAACCGCCCTGCCCATTGTTGCGTAATCTGCTGTAGTATTGTCTCTCCGATTCCTGTTATGAGATTATACAGCGAGTCTCCGAGTGTTTCTGATCCTGTCAAAATGTTTTGGAAAAACTCCTGGAATTTATCAGTTGAGCTCTCCGCGAGTTCTGCAATTTGCGACTGCATAGACTCGTGCCCGGTCTTCCATATACTCAGATACGTTTCAAGGGCTTCTGTCTGTCCTTTCCAGTTCATGTAATCTTGTCCGTCGCGGCTGCTTGTTAATGCTCTAAGCAGATCTGAACGATGGTTATCTATTGCGTATTTTGCCTGTTTTTCAAATGACTCTCTATATGCATCTGTACGTTTCTTTGCGGCTTCGGCGGTCTTAGCAGTATACCATTCTTCGACAGCCGCCATCGCTTCTTTATCTTCTTTGTTTTTAGAAACTTCTTTTATGCGTTCTGTTCTCTCTTTGTTGAGCGCATTAACTGTAGCTTCATATTCGGCATCTGCAAGTGCTTTAAAGTCCCCGGTGAGCTCTGCACCTATCTGCTTTGTTTCGGTCTTGATTTTGTTCCAGCTTTCCGTCCACGTGTCGGTCAGTTTCTGCTTCATAACCGTTCCGTATGTGCTGAGCTGTTTTTGCAGTTGTTCAACCGCGTCTTTCGGAATACCGGCATTAGATAGTTTGTTGATTTCTTCCTGCTTCTGTCGGATATCTTCCGCCAGCTTGTTCATACCTGACATGTAGGCACCTTCGGTTTCGCTGTCTATAGATTCCTGCATCGTCGAAAACAACCGAATTGCCTCTTCTTTTGCCTGATTTAACCGTCTCAGCGCCTCGTTAGCTTTTTTACCGATTTCATCAGTCGTAAGTGTTACTGTTTTGCCTCCGGTGTACTCACCTATCGATCCGTAGCCAAGCGGATTACCGAACCATTGATTTGCTTCCGACATACTTCCGCGATGCACTCCGCCAGTCGAATTTCTTGCTATGTACTCACCGTTTCCCGCATAAATTCCGACATGGTCTTTCCAATCTATCATGTCGCCTTCCTGCGGCACGTATCCTGTTCCGGCGGTGTGGTAGGCCGTACCGAACTGATTTACAAGCTGATTCCCGTTAATTGAGTTCAGCCCTTGTATACCTGCTTCTTGATACAATGCAGAAACAAAAGCGGCGCATTGCACACGTGCATCTTCAACAAGCGGCGACATCCATTGTTCTCCCTCAGGATGTCTTGATGCTATGTTTACAACTTCCTGACCGATTGGCGCCTCTACTTGATACGTTTTTGCTTCTTTAAGTGCTTTCGTATTATCTTTTGTTGCAGATGTTCCCGATTCAAAAGCAGCCTTTAAAGCTTCAATTTGTGAATTTATAGCTCCGTTGTCTATGCTTGTTCCGTCACCATATTTTTCGTGAAGTTTTTTAGAGTTCTCGTTAGCGGCAGCGTACTTCCTATCCCATGCCGCTTTTGCCTCATCGTTTTCCTCCTGACTATAAACATTCATCCGTGTTCCATTTTCTTTTACACGGATCATTGTATTGTCTTTTTCGCTGTAGTAGTAATCTTTACCGTTTACGTTTACATACTGTGCGTTTTCTGCCTCTCTCTTCTCTTCCTGATGGAATTCATACAGCTTATACGTTGCGGCTACAATAGCAGCAGCCACACCCAGCCATCCTCCAGCCAGTGCCCATACCGCACTTGCCGCCTGACGCAACGGACCGAGTGACCCTCTCGCTGCTGTGCTCATTCTGATACCGGTATCCACGGCGGCTTTTCCTGTCTGTTGTGTAGCAACGGTAACCGCGGTCTGTTCCGCCGCCAGCATATTGCTCGACGCACTGGCCGCCGTATTAGCCGCAACCATCTTCCCTGCTGCGGCTTTATGTGCACCGGCTGCTGTATTTGCCGCGCTCGCCTGCACTGCTGCCGACTGCCGGGCCTGCATATTGATTTCCTGATACGCGGCTGTCATGCGTGCTGCTTCTACTCTTGCGGTTTCAGCCGCTTTAGCCTCCCGCATAACACAGTATTTTGAGTAGCTTGCCTCTTTTTCAGCGTCTGTCATCTGCGCTGTACTAAGAGTCTTCAAATATGCTTTTTCTTCTGCCATTGCCGCTTTTTCTATGTTTTTTATCCGGCGTGCAATGCTTTTCTCTTGCTGTACTGTTAGCGCATCTTCTGAAACGTCTCCAGTTCCAATCGACGCAAGCGATCCCATTGCTGATCTTGCTTTTTGCAATGCCTGCAGTGTCTTATACGCCACCGTAAAAGCTACCAGTGTCTTCGTCAGCGACAGCAGATTTTCCTTGTTTTCCGCTATATATTTAGCAGTTGATGCCAATCCCTCTAAAATCGGCGGCAATACTTCTTTCGCTACCGGCGCAAGTATAGCCCCGCCTGCGATAGCGAGCTGTCCGAGCTGTGCCTGCACTACATCAAGCTCTACGCTTATTTCATGCATCTGCTTTGCGTCAAGTCCTAAGCCTTTGATTTTTGCCGCATTTTCTGATGCTTCATTATAGTTTTGCAGGGTTTCAACAAGCGTCAGACCACGGGCGCCCAGTGTATTCATGATAAATTCCTGAGCATATCCCGCCTGTGACGCTTTTTGATAACCTGCCGCCAGCTGCGCAAGCTGGTCATTAAGAGGCAACAGTTTACCGTTCTGATCTGTCAGAGTAACACCTACGGCACTTAAGACAGCTCTTGTCTTTTCTGCCGCCTCTCCGCTTCCTTTGATTGTCGAGTCAAGGCGCATAAACGCTTTCCCTGCAAGTTCGCTGTCACCGCCGGTTAGCTTGAGTATTCTTGAGAATTTTGCAGCTTCAGCGTTAGTTATTTGCAGCCTTTGTGCGAGTTCGTATGTTCTGTTCCCCGCCTCGACGGCACCCTTTATCAGATTCGTTAATCCGAATCCCGATGCGGCCAATGCCGCCATTCCGCCAAATTTACCGATTAACGTTTCAAGGCTTCCTGTAGCTCCTTCCAGCGCGGACTGCATGTCTTTTACCGGATTAACCCTAAAAGCTGCCTTCACACTTCCGGGCACCTTGTTTAATTCTTTTTGCAGCCCGGACGAGTCTGCACCAATTTTAAGCTGTAAATCAGAAATAGTAGACATTTATGCACCTCCCTCCAAATTAAATACTTTTTTCAAATATTCCATTTCTTTTTTTGCATTTTTCACTTTATCTTCTTCCGTAATCCACAGCGGGTCCGCAATTTCATGCGGTTCTATCGGCTTTTTCAGCTGCGGGGACATTAGCCATGAAATGAAGTACGCCACGCGGTAATCCTGCAAGCGTCGACGTTCGTCACTCGCTTCAAGATATCTATAGAATTCAAGCGGCGTTAACCGCGGAAATTCAGACGGTTTGAAACCGATGCGGTATGCTATCGGTTCTGCATACCGCATCCAGTCTTCAATTGTCTTTATCGGCGATTCTTCTTTTTCATCGGCGCCTCTTTTTTCGGCGTCCCCTGTGTAAAAAGTCCGGATTCAACCACCGCATCTACGATGTATTTTGCGAGTTCTCCGATGTTTCCGCCATTTTCACAGTACATATCCACGAAATCATAAGCATCGAAATTCTTCGGCTGGTTTAAAAGTCCGGCTTGCAAGCCGGAAATGATAAAGTGTATTGTAGCACTCTGTAACATTCCGACTGCACCGTTAACAAGCACGGAACTTATAACTGAAAAGAGAGACGTTCCGAGATACTGCTCAAATCTCTCAAGGCTTCTTACTGTGTATAGCAGCTGATACCTTGATTCTCCTATTTTGATTTCTACCGATTTACGCATAATTAGCCTCCAGTAACATCATCTGCGGCAATTTCAGAAATCGGTCCCTTTCCGTTTAACGTAGCAGCGACGGTAGCTACCCCGTCATGAGATACGTCTTTTGTGAAATCGGAAATAGTAACCCATCCGGTCTGGCAGGTCTTATCCGGATATGCGATTTTTACATGAATCGGGATGTCGTGGTGGAATGCATATTCCATGATTGAGAGTGCTGCGTCATCCATTACAAGCAAGCCTGTATAGCTGATACTCCAAGACTTTGGACCCGCGAGCGTTTCTCCCCATCCGCCGGAAGTCTTATGAGATCCATCAATAGAATCCGCTTTGTATTCTACGGGGGAGTTTCTCTGTCCTCCGACAAGTACCCATGTCGGCTTTTTCCCCGTGGTTGTTGCCTTGTCTATATACAGCAAGGTGTCTTTCCCCGCCGTAGCCATAGACGTTCCATCATATACTGGGAGTTTTTTAAGTTCTTCTGCTGATAATTTAGCCATTTTTATACCTCTTTCTTGTTAAAATTCTGAATAGTAAATAATATTGTTACTGTGCCGTGATAACCTGTGGATACTTCCGGAAAATCCTCTACCAGATCAATTTGTGTACTATTAATCCGATATTGAGGCAGCTCCATATCGCATCCGTAAGCAGATACCAATGCACATATATCGTTTAGCGTTTCATTGACTTGTTTTTTCCCATCCTCCCCAGCCCATACTTCTACGTTCAGTGAAGCGTCCCAAATAATCAGATCTTTATTTGACAGTGGTTTGAACGTAGCCGCACCTAAGGTGATATAAGGAAGTTTTGCACCTTTGGGAACTGAGCCGTGAATTGGTATCGTTTGACCTTCTTTCAGCAATTTAAAAACCGCCATCCTGAGAACGGTTGACGGTACGTCTCTGATAAGTCTCATTGAAATATTTTCTCCATTTCGTTTTCAATCTTGCCCCGCTCCTGCATCATTGCTGGCCGCATAAACGGACGCTTCGGCATCTTCCCTGTGCGAATAACTCCACTTACGAATTTATCATTTATTCGCATTGCTTTTTTGCCTTTGCGCGGATCGTTTGATGTTATACGTTCAACTGTCCCGAATTCTACGAGATGCGAATGCGGGGCGTCGCTCTTCACTATTCCCTGCGGCTTTTCTCGTTCCATTTCGGAATGGATTCCTGCTTTCAGGCTTCCGGTAGGCCCCATCGGCGCTTTTATAATAGCCGCTTTCATAACTGCTATCGTTCCTTTCGCAATGACATTTCTGATTTTCTCTTGCGTTTCCTTATCGTAGCGTTTGATGTCGTTGGCCGCTTTTTTGACTACCTCTCCTGAAAACATCTTGATATCGATTCCGCGCCTGCTCATGTTTCTACCGCCTCTGTTGTTAATACGTAAACGGCAGGATCCGAACGATCTACGTCTATTACCTTATACGTCCGTCCGTTTTCTTCAACATGCCATCCTTTTTCGATTTCTCGTGGCCGTATTCTTATTCCCTGCGTTATTAAGACAGCCGTGCCGTCTCCCATAATCGCACTGGGAGTAATACGCTGTTTTAGAAATTCTGCCCATACGGATCCGACGTCTTTCCATTCAACAACGGAGCCAAATCCCACATCCTCACCAATAACTGGCTTTTTAATTGCTATCCTGTGGCGCATCTTCCCGATATTCATACTTTACGCTCCGGTTTTCTTCGTGCGCCTGACAGTCTTTCTCGTTGTCTTTGGTTTTTCCTTTGGTGTTTCCTCCGGCTCTTCATCTTCCTGATCTACTTCCTGATCTACTTCTTCATTCTGATTGTCCGCCGGATCGTCTTCCATGTCTTCATCCTGTTCAAGTACTTCTACGTATCCGCCGGAAATGTAGGCAGTTAATTCTTCCGCTGTTCCGTCGTACGTCTCGCCGGCATCGACGATTGCTCCGTTTATGATAATTTTCTCTAGTGCTTTTACCAGCATGTCATTCACCTCTCGTTTCTAATTGCAGCAGTTGGGCGGTAATTGTAAACGGTAATTCCGCCCCTTGACCTACCGCATTTCTGTTTTCGTACCAGTAACCTACGATCATATGCATACAAAGGATAGACTGGGCGTCAGTCTCTTTGACTTCGACGCCCGTCCCCTGTAAAATAAACGTTTTAGCGGTATCGATGAGTGTCCGGATGACCTCGTCTTCTTGGTTTCCGTCAACCCGCAGATACGCTTTAACGCCATCCAGAATGCTCATAATACCTCCTTATGCAAGCGTCATCTCGCCGTATACGGCTGCGGCACTGTCAAACGCTTTAACGTCAAGTCTTGTAATTGCTTTGATATCGTAAGAATCACGGATGAATGAGTTCCCGCCGATGCCAGTGCCTTCAAGAGTAATAAGCTGGCGGTCAAAGAGTACGATTGCATCCGCCAGAGACCCGACAATAATCGGCGCCGCTTTTTTCGGGGATGTCGCACTCGGCAGGTACTTATTGCTGACAACGGTAACCGGATGAGCAAACAACAGTTTCTGTGTCGGATTGAGCGGATTCGGCTGAAGCAGGTAGCGCCCTTCGGAGTCTTTCAACTTGTCTAAGAAATTAAACCCGTCCTGATTGGTAACGATACCGGACGTCAAAGAAATCGCCGGGTCAAGATCCACGTTCAAAATGTCTTTCAAGCTGTCTACATTGGCGACGGGCTTCTTCGCCAGTGTTTTCATGATTGCGATGATCAGGCTGTTTCTTGTGACCACATCTTTCTTAGCAAACCACGCACTCACATAAGAAATGAGATTCTGGTCCGTGTCAGACAACATTTCTTTTGAAATTGGAAGTATGCCCGCATATTTTTTGATCGCATATGAAATCTTTTCAAACTTCGGACCGTCGATTTCTTTGATTGTTGCCATTTCATCCACGCTTTCAAGCGGCGTCATTTCTGCCCATTTTTCCATGACGCGAGACCCTGTCATAGTAGTCGTAGGTGTAATCGTGACAAGCTGGTCCAGCGGATTCAACGCTCTCTTGAGTTCGTTGATTTTAGTTGAGATGTCCTGCGGAACGATAAGCCCGCCGTCGGCGTCAACCCCCGCTTTCATGCCCGCTCTAGCTTCTTTCAGTACTTCCGCTTCCGCATCTGTCGGCATCTGGCGCTTAATCTCTTTCACAAGTCCGCTGAACATAAGCTCTCTTTTTTCTTCGTCGGTGATTTCTGCCGCACGTGCCGCGGGTGGAACCGCCGCCGGAACATCTGCCAGCGTCTGTTCAATTTCCAGCTGCCGCTTAAGTTCTCTCAATTCATTTGTTTTACTTTCCGCTTCGTCAAGTTTTTTATCGGCCATCAATGCGCGGATTTCTTCCGTTACTTTTGCCATTCTCTGGCGCAATTCTCTTTCTTTTTCAGTCATTTCTTCTACCTCCATTAAAAAAAACCGCCGTTCGGCGGCAATTATTGATTTAACAATTCCAGCTCTATATCGAGCTTCCTTTTTCTGATGTTTTCTTGTTCTTCTTTTAAAGAATTAACATACGCTTCTTTCGATTCCTGCATTGACCGCTGTACGGCCTGCGCTTCTGTATCCGGGTATGCCGGCGTTGTGACAATTGATACATCCCATAGTCTCTCAATATGCTTGACTGCCCGATGGTATATATCTTTCTCGCTTTCATATGACCAGTCTGCGCCGCTTTCCGCCAACGTGAATGCAAAAGAACACTGATTGACAACGCCAGCTGACATGTTCGTCATCAGGTCTTTAGCATATGCCGTATCCGTCGGAATCAAGCTAAACCGCAGCCCAGTGTCGTCCACTGACAGACTTAGATGTCCCGGTCCCTCGCGGACGGTATTTCTTGCCAGCGGATAGTTCGGGTCGTGATTAATCAGCGCTACGACGTTAGACATGTCCGTTTTATCAAGACATCCCCGTTCTAATATTTCATCAACGCCTCCGAAGTCTTCTGACCGTTTTCCAAACTTGAGGGCATATCCCTCCAAAACGAAAGTTTTACCGTCTTCCAGTGTCCGAATTTCAAACTGAATCTGATTGATTCTTCTTTCCCTTTTCCCCATTATCATCACCTCCTTTCAGTGTTCCGCTCTTCGCTTTTGCTAATTGCAAATCTTTCAGAACGGTAATGTCTGTATAATTCAGCGATGCAAGATGAATATCCCCTACGTCGCCTATACATTCCATCTCTTCCATGTCGCGGATTTCATTTAATGTGTAAATTCCGGCATAGAGCATGTCCTTGTAGTATTCAGCTCTTGCCTTACTGTCGCCTCTAAGCTCAGCGGCGGCGTTGAATTTCACATAATAGTTTTCTCTTTCCGGTTCGGTGAACAGCTTATAATTGATTTCCTGTTCCCATGACGTGAATATCGGAAGAAGCGTTGTTTTGATGTAATCGAGGCTCATTGCTTCGGCGTTAGCATACGTCGCGCGGTCCAGCTGTGCCAGTTTATGCGGCGGTATTCTGTACACCTTTGCAACTTCGTTAATTCCGAATTTCTGTGTTTCAATAAACTGCGCCTGATCAAGCTGCATACCCAGCGACTTATACTCCATTCCCAAGTCGAGAACGGCTACTCGTCCGGCGTTATCTATCCCACCGTTGATTTTTTCCCATTCCTGACGGAGTTTCTTTTTTGCTTCCGGATTGATTTTTGATGCCGCCTGCAGTACGCCATGCGTCAGTGTGCCATTTTTGTAAAACTGGCTTTGAAATTTCTTGATTGCATTCTGGCTGTCCAGCTCATCGATTAACGTCCGCCATTTTGGCACACCGATGAGTCCGTCTTTTGACATTTCGTAGAAATGCAGAACGTCATGCGGCTGCAGATGATACATCGCCCCTTTTGCATCACTTGTCGTGTATGTTAGCGTTCCCGACACCACGTTTAACCTGATTGTCGTTTTCGTCGGGTCAAGCGGCCATAACGATTTCGGATAGCCGTCCGTCCCCCATTCGATATAAGCAATGGCGTTTCCGTAAAATCCCATGTGATATTGCAGCGTTCGCTTAAAAGCAAGCGGCGTCATGAGCGGATTCGGCCGTTTATACAGCAGTTTAGCGACGGGATGTTTCATTCCTTCTGTTTTTTTCCCGCCGGTCCTGAACGTGTGGATTGGCAGTTTACCGATGTCATCGGCTAAAATGTTGACACACGTATAAATGTTGCTGTTTTTACTTGCCGTTGCCGCCGTTACGCCGTCACCGTTAATGGCGGATATGAGCCAGTCTGCAGGGCTAAGCAGCGTACCCGAGTCCGTCGGGTTTGAAAAAAGCTGTCTTAAAAGCATTATTTACCACCGCCTTTCTGCGCTTTTGCAAAGATAAATGCCAAAATCAGGCACTCTATAGCCGCGGTATATACCGCGACCACTGGAGATATCAATACGCCGCCGGCAATCATCAAAATACACCCGACGAACAGAAAAATGTCGTCAATTACATACAATATCTTTTTCACATGTCCTCCTTATAGGCTGAAATCATCACTCAAAATGTAGTCACTCATGTCATCTTCTTCGGTAATCCGTGCACGTGTAAACGCATTGATGACAGATGCTATCGGGTCAATTCTGTTTGTTGATTTCTCTTTGTCAAGCATGATATTTTCGTTTTGGTCTTTTTTAGTGACCGCGTTGCTGATTGCCCAATCGAGCAGCGGATTTTCAAAATGCAGGATGTTTCCCTGGTATGCATTTTCCCGGAATGATTTCGTCGGTTCAGATAATGTCATCATGCCCTGTCTGACTTCTACGCATGTATACTCCAGTTTTTCAAGTTCCTGCGCATAATACGTCGCATTGTACGGGTCATAGCAGATTTCTTTAATGTTCAGTCCCAGCTCTTCTGCAGTTTCTATCATCCATTTTGTCATGTAGCGATAATCGACTACTTCTCCCGGATTGACTGTCAGCCAGCCACCGCGGGCATAGTAATCATACGGCACTCTGTCTGTTTTTATCTTTCTCTGCAGCGTTTCTTCCGGAATAAAGCTGTGACCAATAACGATGTACTTCGTCCCGCCATCCTCTTTGACCGGAATAACCAGTCCGATTGACGTCAAATCAACTTTGCTTGATAAGTCCATGCCTACATAAGCATCCAGTCCATACAAGTCGTAGCTTTCTATCCGCCCCCGAGTGTTCCATTTCCCCATATCCATGTACGAGGCTCCGGACTGCTGATTCCATATGTTCATGTTTTTCGTGAGAAATGATGACATTTTTTCCGGTGTCTCAACTGCCACTTTCAACGCGCTCCTTATATTTGCAATACCTTCCGGATACGTCGCTACAATCGGATTTGCTTTTATCCAGCATTTTTCATCTTTGACATCATCGATCAGGTTTCCTTCTTTATCTTTGTCCAGTTCATTAACCATGCAAAAATAATCCGGCACGTCATAATCGATGTCCGGATTGAGGATCTTTTCTACCAGCGGATATTCTACCCTGTAGCACGGTCCTCCGAAGTTCGTCCCTGCGGTGGTGATGATAAACAATAAAGGCTGTTTTCTCGCCATCATGCCTGTGTCGATGACATCCAGTATCTCGGATGTCGGGTGCGCGTGATATTCATCTATCAGACCGCACTGCGGATTGAGACCATCCCCGGTCTTCCCGTCATCTTTTGACAGCGCCCGAATGATAGAATCACTTTTCAGGTGTCGAATGGTACCATAGCTTTCTTTCCACTTTCCTTTCATTTCCGGCCATCGTCTAAGCATTGCTAAGATTTCATTGTAAATGATTTTTGACTGTATACTTTTTGTAGCTCCGATGTAGACTTCTGACATCGGCTCCCCCATCGCCATCATTTCATAGTCACCGACTATGGCGAGTGATTGTGATTTCGCATTCTTCCTCCCGACCTGCCAATATGCTTTTTTAAAACGCCTAAGCCCCGTATCTTTATTGACCCATCCGTAGATATTTCCGAAGATGAATCGACGAATAGGCTCGAATACAATAGGCTGCCCGGCTAAGATTCCTTTTGTATGCTTATGCATAGCTGCCCATGCGAAGAATCGTTCCGCTCTTTCTTGGTCAAAGACATACGGAAATTTATTTGTACCCGCTTTTTCTACATCCCGCAAAAAACGCATACACGCCCAACGATGTTTCTGGCATATATGCGTTTTATCTTTCATGCATTTCTTACTGTACCTGATCAACTCCTGTTTTAGTGTCATACGTCAAAACCCCTTTTGCTTAGCGGGTCTTCTTCTTTCTTTTCGGGTTCTTTCGGTACATTTTTTACTTTTGCAAGCGGTGACAAGAATAATCTGTCTTCCATTTGTACAAGCGCCGCCATTTTCGCATTGATTGCTTTGTCCATTGCCATAATGCCGCCGGTAGATAAAATGTACTCTATCTTCTCGTAGAGCTTTGCGGCTTTTCGTTGACTGTATTCTGCTTCAAGAATTTCCTGCGTTGCCGTCGTTTCTTCACCTGTTAATTCTATTCGAGCGATCCTGTCCCGGCGTTCTATCAAATCTATGTACTGCGCAAACGCCATGCAGTACCTCGCAATCACTCCGGTGTCCGCTGATGAAACAAATTTGAAACCAGTATAAAGTTTCTTGATTTCTTTCCATTTTTTATACGCTTCTTTATTCGTTTTCACATAAGCCGGGCATACTAATTTCTGTTCTCCGAGATGTATTTCTGATTTTTTTCTGTGTTCAATTTCAGCCTTTGTCAAGTGACTCGGATTGCCTGAAACTATATGCAAATCAATAGGTTTTGCCGGACGCCCAGCCATGTTATCCCTCCCTTTTTTTTAATGTTGCTGTTTGCGCATAATTGACATTTCATCGCATGAGTTTAATGTAAGGTCCATTTCCCGAACTTTTTTCACAAAAGGGGAGGCGCACGGTACTGTCGTTGCCGGTCAAAACATTTTTGACCCGGGGGTGGTCTGTCAAGCTTTAATTTTATTTCCGAATCCGCCGTTTTCTCTCGCTGTTTTCTTATCGTGACATCTTTTGTTCATCGCCTGCCAGTTACTTTCATCCCAAAAAAGATCTTGATTGCCTCTGTGAGGAATGATATGGTCAACAACATTAGCCGGCAGCGGATGCCCAGATGCTTTACACTCCGGGCACTCACAAAACGGATGCTGCGCTAAAAAAGCCTTTCGCGCTTTAGTCCATTTATAGTTATACCCCCGTTTTGACGGTGACTCCCGTTCAAGCCCTTTCGGACTTCTTATGTGCAATTGTTTATGTTTATCACAATAGGTTTCTCTTGTTAATGCGTGGCATCCGGGATGTCCGCATTCTCGCAATGCTCTTCTCATATCTCTCCTTTCAAGCAGTCAGTACCGCCGGAAAGCATAGTAAATGCAAAAGCCGCCCATTTCTGAGCGGCTACATGGCTTTGCAGTTCTTCTATTCAATTTTCGCATCTTAATCTTATCATACCTTGTTCTGTCTTTTTTGGTCTTTTTGGCTTTTTTGGCATTTTTTTATTATATTTTGATTAAATCTTGCCGTAAACTCGTTCCATTCCCGCCCTGGTTACAAGCCAGATGTGCCCCGACTTGCGGCACTCTTCACTTGTAAACCGCGGCGGATATCCTCTTTGCCCAGAGCATGCCTGTTTGATTGTCACAACAGGTATGTTCCACAACTCTGCCGCTTCCGCTGTTGTCATAACCTTTTCAATTAATTTCATTACATCCCAGCCGCCTTTGCTAATGCCATTAACGAAACAAGCAATGCTATAACAGAAATCCATAATGTTAATTTTTGCATAGCTTTTGCGAATATGATATATTATGAATGAACCACCCAGAGGGTGGAGGGTGGGTGTTCCACCCTCTTCGGTCATTGAGCCTTGTAAAGCAATATAATCGCTGTTATCAAATTGATTATTGCTGTTACAAGGCTTATTTTATTATTCATATCCGCATTCTCACCTCCTTTCTGTATTTATTATACATCTTTTCTTATGTATTGTCAAGCGTTTTTATATTTTTTTATTAAAAAATCCACCTTTCGATGGATTTCTTTTTTTATTTATTGCCAGTATATATCTTTCTTTTCAGTCTTTGAAATACTATCTCAAAGCTTACTTCTGCCGCTTCTTTTGTTTTTGTAATATTGTTCCTGCTTATGCGAATCGTCCTTGATATTGCTCTATATGACCTGTGATTTAAATACCACTCTCTTAGTATTGTTTTCTCGTCATCGTTTTTTATCATGTCTATCAGTCTTCGTGCTTCTATCCTCGCGATAATGAGATCTTCATGTTCTTGCATAACCATTTCTTCATATTTTTCTGCGAGTATTACTCTGTCTGACAGGTCGGGCTGTATTCCGCCGGAAACCTTGTCTTTTTCGTATCGCTGCCCTTTTATTTGATAGATATGTGATTTACGTTCCGCAAGCTCTCTTTGCACCGACAGGTACCGCCGGTGTTGATTATATATCGCTTGGAGATATTCCTGCCCAGTTTTAAAGTCTTTTATCATTTGTCCCTCTTGTTTATTTTTTCAATAATTTTGTCTGTAATTTTGTCTATTTCATCTCCCACAACATCTATATTCTCTTTGGTAATATAACTGGCTGCAACCATTTTATACATGGTTTCTTTCGACGGAAGCAAAAAGTTTAACGGAATCGCAAGTGCCAGAAATATTGTTATCATTTTTGCCCACCAACGTACTCTTTTTTCTTCCCTTGGCTGTGGCTCATAATCTGGATCCATCAAAAGGGCTTGTAAAAATACCCGTACGGCGCCACTCATTACAATCATCATCCAGAGAGGTGTTTTGAGTGCGTCTATCACTTCAATCCAATATAATATCCATGGGCTTATTATTGGTTCATTCATGACCTTCTCCTTTCAGGATTTTTAAAATTTCTTCTTTGTGCGCCTCTGCTAATTCTTTTGTTCTAAAGCAGTTTCCTATTGCTCTGTTTAAACAATCAAAAGTGTTATAATGCCCCTTAAATTCTCCATGAACCGGATTACCCAAAATGTTGATATGATAATACCAGTTGCCAAATTTCGGCTTAAACGGCTTCAATTTAAATTCATACTCTTCAAAATCCTTAATAAAATTAACCCATCTTTCGGTCTTACTCCATTCTTCTGATAAATTTTTAAAAAGTAATTTACCTTTTGAGATTTTGTAAGTAGCACAAGCTCCGTCAACGGTACTCGCCTTGAACTCTTCATCTTCTACCACTCCGATTCTTTTCATCAGCAATTCCATTACTTCTTCTTTTAGTGTTTTCATATTTTGACCATCTCCACATTTTCAACTAAAAATCCATAATCTCTCAATTCGTATTTATCAAGCCAGCACTGAACAACTTTATTGATTTCTTTTTCAAGCTCTTCTCTTTGTTCTTCTGTGACATTTTCTAAAAAATCAAAGCGATATTCGCCATAAACAACATCTGCGTTGCACGCTACATCTATAATAATATTATCAACGTTTGCTGTTGGTTCTGGCCTCGAAAGTAGCGCAACATAGAAGAACTTATCATCACCTATATATCCATCAAAAACTTCTGAATATTGACATTTTTTTACATTCGCAAATTCCTTCCGTCCAGCTTCAATAGCCGCTTTCTTTGTCGGGTATGTCATATATCCGTTATAATTTTCTCCATCCAGTGACACTACCCACTCTTCTTTATCATGTTTCATTTTCTCCTCCACCATTTCTGACATCCGATTTTCATTAGCCCGATTTTTACTTCAATCGGTATCTTTTCACCATTGAAATATTTAGCATTCTTTACTATGTCTACTGCCATTTCTTCTGCATCAACAATAATTACTCCTGCTTCTGGGAATTTTTCGACCAGCACCTTTTCTTTGTACATATCCCACGGAAACGCATAATAAACTGCTCTCGTGTACTTTGTAAGATGTTTTTCTTTTTTCTGGAAATCTGCTAAGAAGTCCCTATAACTAACTTTGATTTCTATCTCCGTCAAATAGTCATTTTCGTTTATCCATATCAAATCTGCTTCATGACTTAGGAACTCTACATGATGTTCTTGCAAAGCTAACATTCGGTATCATAATATTCTTTTCACCCAAATGTGCTGCTATCGCACATTGAATTAACGCTTCTTCTTTATTTTTACTCATGTCTCATCCTTAATGTCTTCAACCACCTTACTCATCACATAGTCAGCACATGGCTGTGCCATTCCGTTTCCTATTGCTCTGTACCTCGCCGTATCACTCCCGCCTTCTGTCCAGTTGTCCGGAAGTCCCTGCAGTCTTTCACACTCAAGCGGCGTAAGGCGGCGGACGTATGAGCAATCAATGTTTTTGTATATACATCCCACGGCGCTTGGTCCTCTTGCTACCAGTGTTGAGTTGATTCCGTTATCGCTGATCTTGAAATCATATTTTGCATTTGCGCCCTGATTAAATGCCGCCCTGTCAATTGCATATACAACCGCTAATCTTGTGGATGATTTTAATGTAGATGTTTTATCATCATAGATCGGCATGTTGTTTTTTATACTTGCGTCTCTGTTAAATGTGTATATGAGCGGCACTTGATTTCCGCCGGTCCCCATCCTGTTATTGAGTGTCTGCACTGTTCCGTCATTTCTTTCTCTTATGACGTCCTGCGCATGTGTCATATCGAGAACGCTTATACAGATGCCGCCTTGGTTTCTTGCCGGATTACTTCCACTTAGATCTAATGTGTTACTTTTGTCTACTTCTTTTATGCCCGCTGTCGGATTGTTGCTTTTCATTCCTTCACTTTCGTATGATCCGATTCTATATGTTTTGACAAGCACACATCGCTGGTCATGCATGCAGTTCAGCGCTCCTGTTTTTTCATTCATTCTTATAGAGTTTATTTGTCCATTTCCGATGTCATAGACTGATGTTTCAGTACCCAGTACAGCAGTTCGGGTAAGCGTTTCTTTCTTGCTTTCGCTCTCCGCAGGATTCCCCGACATGCTTTCGGACTCAAATAATACTTCCGGTCTACCCCCCCTATTTCCAAAACACGCAATAAGGAAGATTCTCTCGCGATGTTGGGGGACGCCCCAATATTGAGCGTTAATGACGCGCCATGCGATGTGACATCTTTTGCTTCGTACCATTCCGCTTCTTGCCCATCTTCCAGATCGAGGCATTGGAATATCGGCTTGTGTGATTTCGCTAAGCACTGCCTGAAAGTCACACCCTTTGTTGCTGCTAAACGCTCCAAGTACGTTTTCCCATATAAAATATTTGGGGTATTTTCCGCTTGTGGCATTGAGCATATCGGAAACAATGTCATTTGCCGTTCTAAACAATCCGCTTCGTTCACCTTTTAATCCCTCTCTTTTCCCCGCTACTGACAGGTCCTGGCACGGACTGCCCGCACATATAATGTCTACTGGTGGTATTTTGTCACCTTTTATTTTTTTGATGTCGCCTAATTGCATGACGTTCGGAAAGTGTTTTTTAGTGACTTCTACGCAGAATGGTTCTATTTCCGATGACCACACGGGAACAGCCCCGTTTCGTTCTGCCGCTATACACCATCCGCCGATTCCGTCAAATAGGCTTCCCACTGTTATCTGCATTTTTCGTACTCTATTTGATAAAAAAATCATCAATAATCACTACTATTTCTCTGTTTGACACGTCAAAATCTTCATGCATCTTATGTAGTAATGCATAGGCGGCACTTTTTATTTCATCTTTACCGATTCCGTTGACGTTAATGTGCGTTCCTTTTTCGTCAAAAGTTATCTCTATCTTTTTCATTTTTTCCTCTTTTTCATGTGGCTCTATTTCCCCGTACTCCCTATTCCGCCGGTCCTATCACCATCAGCGCTGTCATCATCTATTTTGTAATATTGATGGAATATTCCTTGTGCGATTCTGTCTCCTACTTTTATAGCGCAAGGCGAACCCGACGTATTTCTAAGCGCCATCATGATATGTCCTTCGTTGTCCGGATTGTTGTAGTAGTCTGAATCAATTACCGCTACACTGTTTGTCAAAATAATTCCATACTTAACCGCAATGTTTGATCTTATATAGATTCCCAGCCATTCATTTTCATCCATATATGCTTTTATCCCCGTTGGAATCAATTTTGTTTCGCCCGGATTGATTACAACATTAACAGCACTTTCAATGTCATATCCTGCCGATTGCTTTGTCTTTCTCTTTGGAAAGTTTACATATTCATATCCGCTTACTTTTTCAAAACCTCTTCTCATTTCAGTTTCCTTTCTTTATAAATCCGCTCTTCTTCATCGCGCAGTTTTCTTGCCGCTTCGTCGAGTTTAATTGCGGCATACATGATCATGCTGATAAATATCACTACACTCACTACGTCAATTAATCTATCCATTTCGTCCTCCTTTAAAACGGGATTTCATCTTGTTCATACTCTGGCTGATTATATCCCGGCTCTTTGCTCACAGTGCCCATGTCTTCAAATTTCACTGGTGCAGAAAATTGCGTTACAGATGTTCCGCCGGAAAAGCCTGCATTCGTTGATTGTTGATTACTTCCGATTGGTTTTGCAATTACATTCGCTACTACTTCGGTAATATACCGCCTCTGTCCATCCGGCGTATCATATGACCTGGTGGAATACCTTCCTTCTACAAATACATAGCTTCCTTTTGTGAGTTCATTACCGGCGGCTTCTGCCAGTTTCCCCCAGGCAGTTACATTGATCCAATCGGTTAGGTCTAATATATCCCCGTTTGCTTTTGTAATTCTCTTACTTACTCCTACTGAAAATGACGCTACGGCTTTCCCTGTTTTTGTTGCTCTGATAATTGGATCTTTTGCAAGATTCCCTGTGATTTGTACTGTGTTCATCTTCTTACCTCTCTATGTATACTTCTGCATTCCTGCGTCCGAACTCTATCGCTTCATCGTATGAGTTTTTAAATATGTCTATGCCTTCCATGCCGCCCCGGTCTTCCACGGTATACCAGTGTCCGTATATCTGTACTCTTGTTCCGAATGGCAGCCAGTTGCACGCTATGGTTCTGCCTTCTGTCGGGATGGTTCCCGATGCGGTATGTTCGTTAGGACATTCATATGGCGTATATACTGTGAGTTCTGTCGTTACCCATTCCGCTTTTATAATTCCCGTTAGCCCGCATATAAATACCGCTGAAAATAAAACAATCCATAAGTTTCTAAACATTGTTATGCTCCTTTCTTTTTTAGCTTTCTGATTTCAACATCTCCAATAAGGATCTTTTCTATTAGCGTTCCGTTGGCTTTTGTCCAGTTCTTCCCAACCATTACCATTAAGCCTTTCCGCTCGTCTATGCAGAAGTGTTTTGATACTCTCTTCTCCGCTGGAAATAATATGCCGAATTCTTCTCCAGGCTTGATACCGAATATGTCTGTAAATGGTTTGATGTAGTTCATTCTTCTACCTCGTCTATTCTGTTAATTTCATGTATAAGCAGTGCCGCTGCTCTTTTCAGATTTGTTTTGCGTGATTTTACTCCCCGTATCTTTTTGCCGTGAATGATTGTTGTACCACCTATCAGGTACGCCGCCATAACGTTAAATAGTTCTGTATTGCTATATGGTTCCGCCGGAAATCCTCGGGATATTTTCAGTATTTCTTCTGTGTCTGTCATTGAATACCTCCTATATCTTTTATGTACTGTTCATATCCGTTTTTTATTCTTTTAAATTCAATGGCCATCATGATTTCTTGCGGACCATCTTCATATACTTTCTTAATTGCTGCTTTTATGATGACTATCGGACTGGTAATCAGTGTTATCAGTGACGCCAATATTACTACACCGGCTATGGTTACCATGGCGGTAATTGCTCTTCCCACTCTGCACGGGATCATACCGTATACAAGCTTCTGCCATTTCCTATAACCTTTATATGCATTGATATAATCTATTTCGTTCATTTATACCTCCATGAAATCAAAGAGTGTTGGTGTTTCCTGGTTGTCTTCTTCCCGCTTGAGATACCAGCATCCGTCACGGTAGTATTCCGGATTGAGTTCTATTCCTATGCCTTTCCGCCCTGCTTTCATGGCTTCCAGCGGTACTGTCATCAGTCCGCCGAAGGGGTCAAGCACGGTTTCTCCTTCGTTTGTGTACCGGTTAATCAGTCGGTCTACTATGTCAAACTGGAGAGGGCAGAGGTGCATTTGTTTTCTCCTTTGTGATTGTTCTGTGTTGAGTGTTCTCATACGGTTTACATCGTCCCACACGTCAGGAGACCAGCTCGCGGGATCTATGCACATAAATGTTGCGGGCAGTTTGTTTTTTTCGTCCATCGCATTGGCCATCTCTACATGCTTATCAAAGTCATACACGGTTTCTTTACTGTATTTGTTGTACAGTTTTCGTATATCTGATATGGGCATGTCTTTCAGGTCGTCAACGGACAACTGCCTGTTTCCGCTGCTTCTCCAGAATGCATGAGCGTCTAATTGCCATTGCCCGCGGGTATATTCTTCTTTACTCTTTGTGACAGGTGTATCTGCATAGGCTCTTGATGTATCCGTAGGGAGCTTTCTGAACAGCAGGATGTATTCTGGGCAGCCTACTCCCATTTTTGTTCCGTCCTTGCACTGCTCCGTCCATCCAAGACGGTATGTCTGATTGTTCTCCCGAACCACGTCGGTTATGACGGTTATCATGCCGAAGAATTGGAAGCCGTGTTTCATGTAGTGCATGATAGTCAACGCGTGGAACGGTTCTATGGTTGGCATGCCTGTTCCCGTTGCGTTCCCGAATAGTACACGGTCTTTCACGTGGCATGCATATACTCTTCCGGGCTTCAAAATTCTAAGTAAATTCGGCGTTAAATAATCCATCTGCTCAAAAAATTTGTCTGTATTTTCGTTATGCCCGAAATCGTTATAGCTTGCGCAGTATTCATAGTGATTTCCAAACGGAATTGATGTAAGAAGCATGTCCACTGAGTTATCTTGCATTTTCCCCGTTTCTTCAACACAGTCGCCATGTATCGCGATGTAGTTTTTCCCTTTTGCTATGATTTCTTCCACGCCTATACTCCTTTGCATTTCAATGATGGCATCGTTTCTTGACAGTCCATATTTCCTGACTATTTCTTCCATGCTTTCCGTGAGTTTGTTATATTGCTCCCATTTCTTTTTCAGTACTTCCAGCACCTGCTGTTCTGTTTCCATGTATATGATGTCTATAATGACAGGTTTTGTTTGCAGGAAGCGGTAACACCGGTGGATGGCTTGGATAAAGTCGTTAAACTCATAGTCAATCCCCATAAATATTTGGCGATGGCAATGTTTTTGGAAGTTACATCCGCTCCCTGATAGTTCTTTTTTTGTGGCAAGGATACGAAAGTCTCCCTTTGAAAAGCCGATGGTGTTTCTTTCTCTTTCGTCCATATCTTGTAAGCCGTAGATAAATTTAGCTTCTGGGATTGCATGTTTGATGGCATGCCGCTCGCTTTCCAGATCGTGCCATATAATGAAATGTTCATCAGGTGATTCGTCGATAATCCGTTTTGTTTCTGCCAGCCTGACATCAATGCTTTCTCTTTTCTCTCTGGCCGCTGCCGAAAGTCCCACGGCAAAGTCTTTTATAAGTTTGACCTGCCCGTTCTTTTCTTCTTCATTCACGGGTTTTGTATTTGCCAGCATGTGGTAATTCACTTGCAGCGGCGGAAGGTTATATCCTTCGTCGCTATACCCCAGATCAGAGGGCTTTTGAATAAACAGTGCCCAGGTAGACAGCCACAGCCAGAATTCTTTTTCTTTATGCGGATAGAGAGTGAGGTTATTTGCTTTTGTACTGTCCCGCTGAAAGAAGCGTGTTAATGCCTGTCCCGTATCCATGATTTCTAAATATCCACCATAGTGAATTAATTCTTTATATCTGTTTGGTGCGGGTGTAGCCGTGGCAACAAGTTTGTATTTCACGCCTTTAAATTTTGGCAGAAATGTCTGATATGTTTTGCTGCCGAAGCTTCTTAAAACGGACGCTTCGTCTAAGCTGCAGGCTGTGAAGTGATGGGGATCTATATCTCCGTCGCGGATTCTTTCGTAGTTTGTAATCAGAATTCTATTGTCTGCGGCTTTAACTTCTTCCATATTTCTTACATATGTCGGAGCGGGGATATTGAGCAGATGTACCGCGTCTTCCGCAAATTCCTGCTTGACCCCCAACGGACAGACAATCAACGCTTTGCCGCCTATTTTCTTAGTAAGTACATGGCACCATTCCATTTGCTGGATACTCTTCCCCAGCCCGAATGCCTCAAACAATGCCCTGCGCCCGCCTTTGAGCGCCCACAAGACAGCATCTCTTTGATGTGGTTTCAAGACGGAACTTATATCCGCCGGATTGACTTCTATTCCTGATACTGGTGCTTTTATCACTTTATCTTTCAAAAATTCTATGTATGATTTCATGTTCTTCTCCTCGGCTTGTCTCTTGCCTGTTTCACGGTACATTCTTTTTTCTTCTTCTGTACTCTCGACTGCGTGATTGGCCATACGTTCCTTTCATTCACTTTGTACATTCGATAAAACTGATAGGGGAATCCGTCTGCTGTGTAGCCGCTTTCTACTTTGACTATCTGATAGCCTTTTTTCGGTGTCGGATTGTCTTTCCATTTCCTGGCGTAGATGGTTACCTTTTTCACGTTTGGCTGCTTTAGATTTTTAGACGGTACCCATCGGATTTTCTGTACGGCGGTTTCACTTCGGATTTCTTTATCTGTTTCTTTTACAAAATATTCCGCAAGTCTCATGCAGTCTTCCGGGCTTCCGTCAAAGTACCGGAATGATCTGTAATTGAATTTTGCCCACGGCCAGCATTCATTAATTTCTGATCTTGATATTCCGCAGTCATTAATCAAGACGTGATGATGTACTCGATGGCGGACATGTTCTGTGACGTAGATGTATTTCAGTTCCGCATTTTTCTTTTTATATTTTTTGCGGAGGTCTCTGATAAATTTTCTTATTCTGTTTTTTGCTTCTTCTGCTGGCGGCTCCGGATTTGCATATGTCAAGTCAATACGCAAATCATCTCTTTTAAAATTCGTTGCTATGAGCCGGTAGAGTTTTGTTTTCGCCCGGCGGGAGTTTCTTTTCTTGAGTCCATCATCTGTTTTTTGAATATTTGGACCTCTGACTCTGTTACCCCCTAATCGATATGTGTGATATTTTTTCACTTCATAAATTCCGGGGGCTTGAAATATTTCTTTTCGGTACGGCACTTTTTTAAATTCCTGTTCCAAGAATTAACTACTATATCAAGTCCTCAAAAGGGGCTGAAATCCCCTTTTTTCTTGACATTTTGTGCCGTTTCACTTATAATTTATGTAGTGATTTGGTGCTACGGCACTTCCGCTCAGGATTCTTCCCTGGGCGGTTTTATTTTTCTTCTTTTTCGTTGTTCTCTTCTTCTGGCTCTTCTGTTTTTTCTCGGTATATGCATCTCTGCATAAAGTCCAGGTAATGTTCGCATTTTCTGCAGTGATTCTGGCATATATTGGCTTTTTCTTTTCTGCAGCATACGGTCTGGAATACTTTTGCTTTGCATACACGGCATTTCCTGTTGCGGTAAACTTCTACTGTTTTCCCGCCTGCCAATTTCATAACTGCCATTCTATGCTCACCCTTTCTTTTCTATCCCCGCTTTGGACGATCCAGCGCCCGCGGGGATTTTTTATTATCTTGAATTTTCGTCCGCCGGATGATGTATAGTTATTGTTTTTGTCCATAAAAAATACCTGCATTTCTTTCTGTGGTATCAGCCGTTCTTTATCCGGTGTTTCTTCTATCAGCCAGCCGATAGGATGTTTTCGGACGTTATCCCACAAAAGATATATGTCAGTACTTCGCCCACTTGGGTTTTTTCGGAATACAGCCTGCTCTTTTCTTTTTGATTCTTCGTTCTTCTTCCGTTTTATAAAGTTCCTGCAATTCCATTTCATGTTCTTTTCTCCATTCTTTAACCGCATGACAGTTAAGATATGTTTTGATTTGTTCATCCATGTACTGTTTTCGCGTGCCAGAGAGTCCGTGTGCTTTGAAACGGTGCGTTTCGTATGACAGATGAATAAGATTATCTTCCTTATCCGGTCCCCCGCTGCCTGCGTGTTTTGCATGATGAACCTCACCGCGCGACGGCGGCCACTCTCCGATAATGGACTGGTACGTTTCCGCCAGCTCCTCGTCTCTTTGTTTGACAAGCCGGCATAATTTTCGGAATGCCGCTTCCGGCAATTCAAATCTCATCTCTTTTTCCTCTTTCTTGAATATCTCCAGGTCTCATCGGCTCGATAAACATGGAATGAACAGTCCCGATGGACAGGAACCATGTTTCCTTTTCCGTCTTTCGTCCACATCACATATTCGGCGGGAATTGTTTTCCCGCACTCGTGGCATATCAGTCTACGCTGCATATTTCCCCCGTCGGTTTTATTTCATAGATTTGCATATCCATTACATAGGCAGCGGCATATTCCTGATTACAACCTCGGCTTTCTCTCCAGTTTCCGCAGAGGATAAGCGCGTTGCATCGCTGCAGTACTTCAAGACAATCTTTCATCGGCTTATGCTGATGCTCCTTGTCATATGGTGCATATCCCCAATTGTGCAATGGGGAAAACAATGTTTTTTCTGGGTATTTCGCTTGCAACATTTTTAAATATGTCTGTACTCTTTCTTTGTTCTTCTCATCGCCTCCGTAAGGGTGAGCGATGTAGAGTAACTGACCTTCTATATATTCTCTTTTTTCCATTCCAGATCTCCTTTCTCCATTTTCGCAAGAAGGCACTTTTCCATCGTATCAATAACTCTTTTTCTGACTTCTGGATCACGGCTGCTCATCATTCCTATCAGTTCCGGCGGACACTGGTCGCGGTATAGCTCGTTAATCGCAACGGCAACTGCTAATGAAAAGAATTTATCGTCGAAGCCTTTTACTGCGATATCGTATTGTTTCAGCTCGTTATCTGCTTGTATCTTCAGTTCGTACATTCGGGATTTCCCTCACTTTGACAACGATTTCTTGTCCGGGCTGTAATGTTCCCGGGTCTTTGATATTGTTTTCTTTCGCGGTTCTCCAGACTAACTCTTGGAGATTTTCCCGCCCGCCGGAAACGCGGTCACATACATCCCATAATGTTTCGCCTTTTGAAATGTTCACCGCGTATGAGATTGACGGTGGCTCTGGCTGTACTGCATACCCAGCGATACCGACGATAATCATGAATGCGGTTATAAATTTAAGCATGATAATTTCTCCGCAACCGCAATAATCATTGTCACGAAAACCGCCAGCCATAAATAATTCATCATTTTATCTACCATTTTTACGCTCTCATCTTTCTAACTTCCGCCCGGAAATCATATCCGCTTTGTTTCATTTTCCGTTTCTGCGCATTCTCTTCCATCTTCCGCCGGATAGCCTCTTCCGCATCTTTCGGATCAAACAGATACGCTTTCCCCGATGGAATGAACGGTATCTCTCCTATCCTGCATAGCATCCGTATCGTTGTAACCGGATATCCGGTTGCCTTGCAGAAATCTTTTGTATTAGTAAGCATATTTATCGACTCTCATCCTCTCTGATTTTTTATTCACTCCCTTTTTGCTATACTGTGAGCAGAAAGGAGCAAAATAATATGGATATAAAAATTGATGCATCTAAAGTTTTGAATGCCACTGGGGAAATTATCCCTAACACAATGAATGCACTTGATCATGTTTGCGGGAGTTTGATCAAAATTGGTGGATTCCCTATTTTGTATGGCAGGGAATATATCGACTATTGCTTAGAAAAGACCCATAAGAAACTGGCAAAGAAACTTGATTCCATTCCTGAAGATAAGCTCAAATCACCCGCACCATATATGGTGCTTCCGCTAATGCAAGACATGTTTACCTATTCCGCGCCAAACTGTGAGTATCTACACAATATGTTTGTTAATCTGCTGGCGTCATCCATGAATACAGACATGGACCATGCTGTTCACCCGGTTTTTGTTAATATCATCAAGAGCTTAAGTCCAATAGATGCTAAAGCTTTATCATCAGATCTCTTCAACAAAAATCTTGATTTCCGTATTTATGAAGTGCGTATACAGAAGAACTTTGACCTTACGCACAATGGCAATTTACCGGATATATTGCAACTAAGCGGAATAGGATTTTCACTTAGTAACAAATTAGTCCTTATAGAAAACCTTTTAGATTTAATTGGTTACGATACGCTAAACCAAATTAGCGCGGTAGTGGACAATCTTTCTATGCAGGGAATAATCTCTATCAATCAATCCATGTGTTTCACTGATCCTCATGCATATGATTCAGATATTCCAATTCTTCAAGAATTTATAGCTTCTCTCGAAAAGGTTTCTGATATCAAAAAACTACTAAATGATCACAAAATCGTATTTAAACCAATGTGTGGCAAAATAACTACATTAGGACAGAATTTCATTTCTTGTGTTACTTGAGTTTTTCTATAACAACTGCGGAAGCTTCAAGGTGAAATTCGTTGGCTTTTTTACCTAATATTTCAAGTGCCGCCGCGTATGCATTTGCTATCTTTTGGAGATCAGTAACCGCCTCAAGCAGCATTTCATTTTTCTCTTCCTGCGTCATTTGTCTAAATGCCAACATTCTTTCTTCGTTTGTCATTTTTACATTCCTCTTAACTGTGAAATATTAATCTTATCGGCATAGATAATAATTCCTTTCATTGCTACAACGATTGATGAAGAGCCTTTTTCTAACCTATAATGGCTCTTTTTCAATTTCTTTTTATCTGTCATTTTCATTCTTCTTCACCTCTCTTTCACTTTGTCTTAACTATACTTAACTTTTATGGTAAAAAAAGAGTGTCGATTGTAAGGTTTAACGCCTTGCTTATTGCAAGCATGGTTGAGAATTTAATATCCGCCGGTTTTTCAGATTCAATATCATATATCGTCGGTGGAGTAACACCTGCTTTATCTGCTAACTGCCTTACACTCCATTTCCTTTTTTCCCTATAAAACTTTACTTTATTCACTTTTTTCACCTCTCTTTCTCCTTTCGTTTTACACTTTACCATACTTAACACAAAAAGTAAAGTGTAGTAAAGTAAATTTATTAAGTGCAGTTTACACCCTCTTATCTATATGCTAATATGTATAAAAGAAATGAGGTGATTAAATTGCGATTGTCCGATATAGTAAAAAATTACAGAATGCAAAATGGATTAACACAAAACGATCTTGCAAAACTTGCTAAATGTTCCAAACCATACATAAGCATGATTGAGAACGGTAAAGACTCTAAAACAGGTAAACCTGTAAATCCATCAATCACATTTTTGCACAATTTAGCGATTGCAATGAATATGACATCAGAAAGATTATATAAATTACTTGATAAAGATATTTCCATCCGACTGAATGATGTTCCTACAGATTTCCAACCTTCACTTACTCAAAAAGACGAAAAAGACATCCAAAAAAGACTGTCCGACATTTTGAACGATATGGACAGTCAAGATGCTATTGCTATGTATAATGGCGGGGAACCAATGGATCCTGAAACACGGGAGTACATGAAAGCATCTCTTGAAAATGCTCTCCGCTTTGCAAAATTAAAAGCTAAAGAGAAGTTTACTCCGAAGAAACACCGTAAATAAAGGACCACATCATGGACATAAAGAAACTCGTAAACGGTATAGTGGATCGTCACAATACAAGAGATCCGTTCCGTATTGCTGCAGAAAATAACATCTACATTTTATACGAAGAGCTCGGAAAGAATTTGGGATATTTCAGTAATCTTTTTCGCATCAAAACAATACGGATAAATGATCATGCCGATCCGTTTCTTCAGCCGTTTATTTGTGCTCATGAGCTCGGCCATGCGCTGCTTCATCCGCACGCAGGTACTCATGCTTTTAATAGAAATTCTTTTATTGCTAACTGCAAGATTGAAAAAGAAGCGAATCAGTTTGCCGTAGAATTGCTGTTCTCCGATGAATTGATAGCTGGTCATCCGGAAATAGATATTTATAATCTGGCGCGTACGTTCGGTATTCCATATCAATTGGTTTATCTTAAGTCTATTTCTTACGGGGCACGTCATTTATAAAGGAGTCGAAAAATGAAAAAAGTAGAATTGTTGATTACACTATTAATTACTATCATGTCTTTATTTACATTTAATATCGTTTATGCGTCGGCTCCAAATGTCGCAGTTTTAATGGCTGGCGCAAGACAATCTACAAAAGATAAAAATGAGTTGAATGAACTAAAATCAAAGCAGCAGTTGATTGTGAATGCTATGCAAGGATCCATGATACCTGAAGAAAAAACAGCGCAGGTCGCTAATGATTATATTTTAGATAATAAGATTGATATTTCGTTCAGTACAACAGATTTGATTAATATCGGAAAACTCCTGAATGCCGACTACATCGTATATAGCCAATTTTATATTGATAAAATAAATGCCCCCGGATTATTTCATACAACAATGAAATTTAAAGGGCAAACCGTATTAACAATTATAGATGTCCACTCCGGAGAATATAAATATAAAATTTCAGAAGATGTAAACAACGGAAAATTGGAAGATGTTTCGCGGTCTATGTTCATTGTGTATGACAAATCGATAGCAGATATTAAATTAAAAGGTTTAAAATTTTAAAACCGAACCATAATACCACTGGTAACAACGGAAAGAGGATGCGGTTGCGTGAAACAGTATAAAAGAGGATCCTTGATTTACGATAAGCTTCATGATAGTTATCGTGCTTTTGTTATGATTAACGGAAGAAGGTATTCCAAGCGTTTTAAGAAGAAAGACGATGCTATGGACTGGATGTCACGGCAGAAAATAGCAGAGCGTGACGGTAATTTTGTTGCACCATCAGATATGCTTGTCGGTCAGTGGCTTTTGTATTTCCTTTCTACTTATAAAAAGGATACTGTCAGAGCCAGTACATACGAACGATATCTCTATCTTGCCGCAAAGATTGAGCCTATTTCAAAAATCCCTCTCCAGTCCTGTACTGTATCTCATGTACAAGAATTGTTAAATAGTTTAACTCCGGACTGTTCCCGCAAAGTTCATGTTCTTTTACATGCTGCATTTCAGCAGGCTGTTGATCTAAGTATCATTCAGAAGAATATCGTCCGTCTTGCAAAAGCAAAAAAGATTCTCCGGGATGAACCCGGCATATTTAATAAAGATGAAATTAACAAAATACTTTCTTACACAAAAGATAAAATCCCCGTTTTCTATCCTATTTTTCTTTTGGCGGCTCATACTGGCATGCGGAGAGGTGAAGTGCTTGGTTTGCGTTGGAAAGATGTAAATTTGAAGAATGGCACCGTTACCATCCGCCAACAACTGCAGCGTGTCGGTAGTGAAATTACATTTCAGCCTCCGAAAACAAAATCAGGAAAAAGAAAAATCTCAATCCCCGCTACGGTCACCGCCGCACTGCAGGAATTGAGAAATAACGAAAAGACAATAGATATCAAGCAAGAGACGCTTGTTTTCAGAAACACAAATAATAATCCTGTCCGCCCTGAGGCTTTAGAACGTGCCTGGAAAAAAGTAATCACACAATGCGAACTGCCTCATAGAAATTTCCATTGCTTGCGGCATACCCACGCCACCCTATTATTAGCCGCCGGTATTCCGATTATAGAAGTGTCCCGCCGGTTAGGTCATGCAAGAGTAAGCCACACCTTAGATTTATATGGCCATGCTATCCCAAGTTATGATGAACGTATTATAGAAAAAATTAATCAGATTTATTGTTAAAAAGTGGAGCAGTTTGTGGAGCAATCTCACCCATATTTTGCTCCACTTTGCCATTTTTAGCCCCTTTTAGCCTCGCAAATAAATCCGCCAGACATATTGATTTTATCGATTAAATCACGCTTTTTAAAAATAATTCTTCCCATATAAAACAGAACTCCGGAACCAGGTGCGAGGGTTCGAATCCCTCTAGGCGCTCCATTTATTTT